CGGGCATGTCGGCCCAGGAATAGGCCCGCATATCCTCGATGGGCCAGCCCCGGCCGCTCGCGCGCCATGCGCAGCGTTTGCCGATGGGCGATTGCACCGCCTTCTTGACCAATCCCTCACCCTTGCGCCCGTTGGCATAGGTATAACCGCTCACCCCGATCACCGGCGCCTTGCGCGCGGGCCTGGGGGCAAGCAAGAATCGGTCACGCTCCAGGGGGGCATGAGCCTGCGCCGTGGGGCCATAGGATTGCACCATGTCGCCATACATCCGCGCGGTGACGATCCGCAGATCGACGCGCCGGGCGATCCCGTCGAATAGCTTGGCTTTCGCGTTGTGCGGCGGCTCCTCTTCCTTGTGCGTAAAGTAGGCGGCCACCGGCACAGCGGGCCAGGGCTTGAGGCGTTGCGCCTCAAAGTAACCAGACAGATACAGCAAATCACACGGCTCATACGTGGCACTGAGCGTCCAGCCCAGGCGGTCACGCAGGGCGCGGGCCATCCTGGGGATGATCCGATCCTGTTGGTGATTCTGGCAGACGATATGGACGCTCAGTGCCATGCTATCTACTCCTCGCTATCAGCTTCCGTTGGTCAGGGTGATCTCGCAGAACGCGGCAGGGCGAATCACGCCAAACGCCGCACGCATTTCCGCCAGGAATGCCACCATGTTGCGGATGAAGAAATCCTCGTGGCTGTCCGAGACCTGCAAAGACGCTTGCTCCCGGTCCCACACGACCGCCTTACGGAAGTCGCCCATCAGGCCAGTGCCCTCGGCAATGGTTTCCGACTCCACCACGGGCACGCGCCAGACCCGCATCACGCCGCCCTCGGCAGGCCCGCCATAGTAGTAGCGGCCCTGATCGTCCTTGAGCAGGTCGATGGTCTCGGCGTCGGCCGGGTTGATCACCAACGCGGTCGGATTGGAGCGGCCGGTCGTCTGGATAGCCGTGCGCGCTTTGCGGATGGTGGTCAGGATGTCCGTATCCCAGGCTTGGGTCAGGATGCCGGAGGTGTTCAGGATGCCCGTAAAGTTCTCGCTGGAGCCATCCCCGTTCACGATCTGGTCCTCGAACTCCTCCTCCAGGTCCGCGTTCAGCTCCTGATCGATGATGCCCCGGATCTGGGCCGCGTCGCTCAGGGCGCGCTTGGTGGCCGGAATCCAGACCGCGATAGTCTTGACATCGGTGGTCACCTTTTCCCAGGCCATGCTGGCCTCGGGCTTCTCTCCGCTCACTTCCGTGGATCCGCCCGCATAGGTCGTTACGTTGGCCTCAGCCACAGGAGCCGCCTGCGCCACCTTGGTCGTCTGCCGGACGTACTCCACCAGGTCACTGGTGGTCCGGCGCATGCTCACCAGGCCGCGCACGGTCAGGGGATAGCGGCCCAGCGGCTCGTAGATACCGGTATAGTCGGTCTGCACGAACGCGCCCGCGCTGGTGTCCGAGTCGCCGGTGATCAGCGTCTTGCGCCCGAACAGCGACTTGAACTCGACCGCGGGAGAATGCAGCCCCTTGGCCGACTCGGGTACGTGGCCGGACGGCGCAACCCGCGTCATCCAGCCCTTGAACTCGGAAGAGTTGACGAACTGCTCGCCCAGGGTCTCGCCTTTGCCGTTCGGCACGCGCGGCTGCTGCTTCTGCCCGCCTGCCGCCATGTCAAAGTCCGCGCCCAGTGCCTGGATGCTCTTGCGCAGCTCCTCATCGCCTTCGGCCGCCTTGATCTGGTCCTTGAGCTTGCCCGCCTCTTCCAGCAGGTTGGCAACCTTTTGCCGCTCATCGCTGGTAAAGTCGCGGTTGCCGTCCTTCTCCGCTACTTCCGAAATGGCGCGCGCCTCTAGCAGCGTGGCCTTTAGTTTTTCCTTCAGTTCCTTCGGGTTCATTTCTTCACCTCAGTGGGTTATTCGATTTCCAACAGTTCCAACGCCACGCGCTGGGCCAGCGTGCTCGGCGATGGACCGCTTGGCGTACCCTCGCGGGCCTTGCCGTCAGTCTCGCCTTCACCCTCGCCTGCGCTATCGTCATGCCCAGGGCAGACTGCCCCAAGCTCGACTGCCATGTCGTGCATCTTTTGCAGCATCTCGTATTCTTTGCCGGTGTGCCGCGCGCCGCTCTTGACGTCCAGGAGCTGCGTGGCCGGGTTCATCCCCACCAACGTCGGTCCGACCTCCAGCAGGTCCAGCTCCAGCAGGTCATGGACATAGCGTGGCTCAGACTTTTCGCCCTGGTCGATCAGCTCGCTCTCGATCTCGTCATAGGCAAAGGAGAACTCTGCCAGGGTGCCGCGCTTCATCTTTTTCCAGACGCGCGCCGCAAAGTCCTCCTCCAGGTCGAGCTGGGCCTTGACGTACAGCCCCTCCTCGACCTCCTTGGCCTCCAGCACCTCGCCGATGTGCGCGTCCAGGTTGTCCCACTCGTGCGAGAAAATCACCGGAATGGGCCTGCCCTTAGCTTCCCACTTGGCGAGGGTGTTCTTGAACGCGCCCGGCTTGATCCTATCGCCCGCGCGGTCGATGTTATTGAACACGGCCACGATGGCCTCAAAGATGCCCTTGCCATCGTCGAGGGCCTTGAATTGGTGCAGCTTGAATGCCTTAATCTTGGTCATGCTTACCTCCCAAACGCCAGCGAACATTGGCAGTCCGCATTGTTATCGCCCCCGCCCGCCGGGTCGCCGGGCCACATCATCCCGTTGCTGAATAACTCATCGATGCCCACAGTCTCGCCGTTCATTGCGGCGTGCTCAGGCCGCGGGTTGCTCGAATTGACGATCCAGGTCTTGGAACGCAGGCCGCCTTGCCGGGCACCTTCCCGCGAGCCAAAGTTCGCTGCCGTGGTGACCTTGCTGGTCGCGATCTGGAGCGCGCGCACGGTGACCGCAATCTCGAATAGGTGGCGCACGGCCGAGCGCGGCTCTTCTTCTGCCAATGCGGCCTCAATATCGCGCCCCGTCTTATCATTGATGTTCTCTGCCGCAATCCGCGCGTTCTCATCCAGCCATTCATACATCCGCTCTTCATCCAGCTCCGCGCCGAGTTGCTCGGTCATCGAACGCGCCCAGACGGTGGCCGTAGCCACGTTGAGCCGGAACAGATCGGCGTGCAGCTCGCGGTTCCAGCGTTGCGGGTCCCATAGCTCACCCAACGCGATGGCCTTGGCGCTCTTCTCTGGCACGCGACCCAGGATCGCCTGCCGCTGCCGCTCGAAGTGGTGGCGAATGACCTGCTCCCATTTCTGGATGTGTCGCTGCCGCAGCTCCACATGGGTCGGGTTGATCCGGGCCGCCTTGGTATCGGGCGCGGTGTGGGCCGCTTGCCCCCGTTCCGCATCCGGCGCGCTGTCACGCGGCGAGGCCTGTCCACCCACCAGCACGTTGAGCGGCGTGACCAGTTCGTCGCCACCCTCCACGCTGGGGAGGTTCTGCCGCGCGCGGGCCTCGTTGCGGGTCATGTAGGGCGCACCCACGGCGCTCTGGTACGCGGCGGTTTGCTCCTCGAAAGAGCCTTGCAGTTTCTCCTGGATGTTGAACTCGCAGTAAACATCGTTGCCGCTCTCGAAATCCGTGGTGAGCTGGAGGGCGATCTCCTCCTCGATCATCGCCAGCCACGGCCCCAGGCAGTCCTGGTACAGGTTTTTGTGCTGCTCTTTGATGTTGGAAAACGTCGCATGATCGAGAATGCCCACCATTGGCGGAGGAATGTGGTACGCCCGCGCACACTCCTCGCGGGTCAACTTCTTGCCGCCCAGGTATTCGCTCTCCTGCGCATTGAAGGAGGCCTCTTTCCAGGTCATGCCCTCTTCGAGGATGGCCGTCTTGCCACTGTTTTCATCGCCCGCATAGAGCGCCTCGAATTCGGCCTTGAACCGCTCGCGCGCGGTTTGCGTCCATTCGGGAGCATCGGCAGGCCGCTCAATCACACCGTTCATCCGGGCAGAGTTGCGCCAGAAATACTCGCGGTATTCGCCCATCGCGTGCTCTTCGGCCAGGATGCGGCGCAGAGTTTCCATGGGAGACAGGCCAAACGCCGGGTTTTCCGGGTTATATCCCCGGAAATGCACGATCTCGGCAGGTTGGAACGTCTTGCGCCAGGTGCCGACGTTGATCTCGTAGCGGGTCGGGTATAGCGTGCCATACACGGTCATGTACACAGGCGGGATGGGCAGTAGCCCCATCGCGCCCGATGCTACGCGCAGCTTGAGCCAGTAGGCATTGAAATAGATACCCAGATCGGCGACCAATGACTCGATCAGCTTGTACCGCGTCAGCTTGAACTCGGGCGGCAGCGGTCGCGCCAGGAGTTGGGCCAGCGGATGATCGCGCAGGCGCTGCCGGTCCGTTTCGCCCACACGCTGGAACACATGCAAGCCAAGCTGGGCGATGTTGCGGGCCAGGAAATCCACGCAGGTGCGCACGTTTGGCTGCGTCTTGTAGATCGTGGCATAGTCGTAGGCATAGCGGTTGTAGAAGGTCAGCGAGCCATAGCTCGAACTGGGGGACCAGGTCGAGGCAGTGCCTACGTCTGCCAGCGCGCCCAGAGATTGCAAAACGACCATCTCAGCCTATCACCTGCATAAAATCCACATTGGCCGATTCGATCACCAGCTCGCCATCCACCGGCACGCGCGTGTCGCTTTGTTTGGCGATCATGCCCGCGTTGCGCAGCACCAGATACCCGCCCTTGCGCTGCCACAGCACGCCGCGAAACGCGTGGCCGGTTTTCGTGTTCACGATCACCTGCCGCAGCGTTGGGTAGCGGGGTCCGAATAGTTTCATACCACCTCCAGCCCGCGATCCTCGTAGACGGACCGCTTGGGGGGTTCTTGTCGCATGGCCCGGTCCAGCGCCATCACCAGCCCGACGATACCGTCGATCTTGCCCTGACTCGCGGCCTTGTCGGGCTTGAGGTTGCCCGCCGGGTCCTGTTTGACCACGACGTTATTCGCCATCCAACGCAAGACGGCATTGCCACCGTGGTGCAGGCCGTGGGCCAGCAGCCGCCGCTCGAATTCCTTCATCGGGGCCGCCATCGAAAGGAACCCTTGCCCCATGCCGAACACTTTCAGGCCCTCATCAGCCAACTCCATGCTCATCTGGTACCCCTGGAACAGCCGGTCCACGTTGATCGAGTCGATCTTGAACGTTTCCGCATCCTCCAGGATCTGCGCCTTGATGAACTGATAGTCGATGGCGTTGCCGTCGGTCACCTGCAATAGCCCGGCATCCGCCCACGCCTGGTACTGGTCCTTGTAGCGGTTATCATCCGCGAGCAGCCGCGCCTCTGGGCACCAGAAGCGGGCCAGGATATCCACCCCATCGGGGTCTCCTGGATGGGGGAATACCATCACCCACGCGGCAATGTCGCTCACGTTGGACAGGTCCAGCCCGCCATAGCACAGCCGCCCGGCGAGCGCCTCCTCATCGACCTGGCCCGCGTTCTCATCCCACAGGTCCAGGTCGATCCAACGATCAGACTGCTGCGTCCACACGTCCAGGTGCAGGCGTTTGAAACCGTTTTGCGCGGCTGGCATGCGTGTCGCCTTGTCGCACTTGCGCTGGAGATCATCCAGCTTCACGCTGACG